GCCCACCCAGCGGGTGTACATACTGGGTTGTCGCGACCTGGGCCCCCCTTGCGGGGTCAATTACTATAGCCGATAATAGCTTTCAATAAAGCCGCGTGTGTTGGCACTTAATGACAGGATGGCTTCCTTCACTTCGCTGTCGTGCCTGGCAGTGGGCCACTTCCACTGTTCTCCCACGGGGAATGTATACATATCGTAATAAAAAGTGTGACGTGGGTGGTGTGGTAAGTTGAGTTCGAAAGACATGTCGAGTTCAATGTCCTCCACGGATTTCTCAAAAGCTAATTGGTCTTGGATAGAGATTCCGTAAAGTTCACTGACAAGGGCCCTAGTTTCGGGGCTAGGTTCAACATATTCTGGTAATGGACTTCGAACATACTGCCGGAACTGTTCTCTCTTATACAGCTCCATGTTATTAATTATAGACTCGCGTATTCTAACATTGCGAGTCAGGTGCACCATGCGGCGCCCAAAGAGCGCAAGCATGGGGCAGCCATTGTACTGATGAGCCAAGGAGAGGCCTTTCGATCTTAGCAATTGGAGTAGGACAGGTCTGGACGCGTTGACATACTTCTTACGCACCCAGCCGAAGCGGATTAGCTGCGCCACTGGATCTGTGACTACAACTCTGGACACAGGATCAAAAACCTGACCACAGAATGATGCCACAGCAGCATTCTTTGGCCTTTCGATCTTCATTATCCAACCCATCTCCTCGAACTCCTCGCGCGTCGGTACTGATCCCAACACGTCTTGCCAAGCCGAAAGATTATCGTCTCCTTCAGCCCTGAGTTTGGCCAGCACCTGCTTCAGCCATTCTAAAACTCTTATCAGTATGAGTGTTGTAAAGCCATTCCCAAGGCTTGTATTCATTTCGCCACTCATCCTAGTTGCCCTGATCTCGACGAGCAAGTGCTTGAAGCGTAGCTTCTGCTTGCCGGACAGGGTCTTAATAATCGCCTCCATGCGCCTCTCATACTCGGGCACATTGGCGGTCATATATCGATATAAAACAAATTCAATTGCACTCATGACTTCCTCCGAAAAGTGAGCCTCGTAAGAAGTTGCGTCGCACAACGCAATTTGAGAAAAAGTGTCATAAATATTCTCCAGAATATCCTCCGGGCGGTCAAGGACCGGCACCGTTTTGATCATCTCACTGGTGTTGTAAAAGAACAACTTTCCAATGGCATCAAAAACGGGGCCGGAAAAACACTTGAACCAATCTGATCTTGAGTTTATACCACGGGGGAGGGCAAATTTTCCTGAGTAGGTTTCATCCTTAATGAAACTTTTGACTAACTCAGAATCCTTTACCAACTTTGGGTCCTCCACCGGGCACTCACTCCACACTCTTTTCAATTCTTCTTTTCGTTCAGCTGTATACGGTGCTGCCTCCAACCATCGGTCAAAATCAGCGTCGCCACCTTGCAATTGATCTAAACTATTTTCGCACCACCTAAGGGTGAAACTTTTAACTACCTCTAACAAAATTTTTGAAGGTTCGGGGGTTTTTGCCCCAAATCTCCCGACTATTCCTAAAACCACGGATTCCTGGCAATTCGGGTCAGGTATCGGCTCGGTCGCAGTTCTACAGTACACGCATAACGTCCGCGAGATTGGTACCCTCTCGCGCGCTCTGGTCTCGTCCGTGTTGCATCCAGTAATCTTTAAAGACTTTTTGACGCTCTTCGGTTCAAGTTTGGATCTAACATCTCCCAACCCTACTTCCTTGAAACTGTAGCCCATGGCATAGCGACCGACCTGGTCCCGAATTAGTTTAAATGACCGGCAGACGAACCTTCAACGTCAACCAGGCGGCTAGTGGAGAACAAGCCACGCCTATAGTTGAGTAAATCGAAGGTTGCCGCAACAGGATTTCCTTGGAACTTCGGATCAAGTTCATTGAAAAGACCAGCATCATAACGTATTTCACCTCGGCACGTGCTCACGAGGACGTTTAGAAAATCCTTGCCAGTTTTCTGACTGGTGGAAACGGAATACTGGTTTGCCTGTTGGATTATTGACTTGTTGATGTCGAAGAATACGAATTCGCCCTTTGCATTTTTGTACTGCCGAGGGAAGGGTATGCTCGTGGAAAAAGCACACATTTGGTCCTCCTTCTTGCCTAATAACCAAGCAGTGAAGGGTCCATATTCGAATCTCCAGTCAATGTAGTAATAACCGCGAGCCATTTGTGAGAAGGCGAATTTGGCGTACTGCCGGTCAGCGATGGACCGCTGATCAACTGCATCCACCCAATTCGCATTCTCGTGAAACATCAAAAACCCCTGCACGACTGAATGACACTTAGCCGTGCCACTAATCAAAGTCGAGAGTCCATAGAAGTTCCACCAAACCTTGAGGATTGTGACAGGATACATCATCAATTCCTCAGCCAGCTGACACATCACAACACCGAGAGTAAAAAGCCGTGAGGTCAAAACGGGTGTTGTGACCTCTATCGTAGCTACGACCCTCATCACCCTGCAGATTGCCAAATATTTAGCACTGTCCCAGGTACTGTCCAAGATGTCTAGTGTCAGTTCGGAGAAGCGTCTCCAGGCGATCCCCATCTCGTTCCAATCGGAGCACTCCCGATCGTCACGATCTGCCATGTATACCTCATCCTCGTGGGCTTTGGAGGCGATCATGCTGACCCTCTCTCCATATCTAGTCCAGCCCGCGGTGAGCATGTCGATACATTGGTTCTCGTCCTGGATAACTCCATCCAATTCTCGTTTCACCTCGGGGTGGGAGATAAAGTCTTCTGATTCAGGACTGGCTATCCTTACTACATCTAACAATACGTTGGTTGCAACTACCGAGATGATTTCTCCAATTTCGTGGACTCTGGAGAACGTCTTCGTCGTTTCTACTGCGACGGCCTGAGTGAAACTGTTCCACTGTGTTCTCCAGAAGTCCCCTGCAAAGCTGGCCGCATCAAGAACGGCAACCTTGAGGTCTCCACTGGGCATTGGGGCGGGCAATATGGGCTCTGCAATGAGAGCACCGGTGTGGTCGTATTCGGCTTTCCGGTTGTTGATCTCCCTCACTACAGCTAGTTGCTCCAACGCTGAAGGGGCTTTTCCGGATTCCAACTCGACGACTCTCTTGGTCTGATCTTCCAAAGAGTCAGCCATTGCCTGCAAGACTTCCAAGTTCGCGTCCTTATTCGCCTCCGCCCTGTCGACTGCATCTCTGAGGGCTTCTGTGGTGGCGTCCTTGACAATTTTTCCTGGTTTAAAGTCTTTCTTCTGAGTGCGGTCCCTGCCTTCCTTGGGCTTTTTCTTGTCCGACTCAGGCACATGCTTTTCGTAGTGGTGCCTTCCGATTAAGGTTTTTGGTACAACCTCACCGCATTTCTTGCACTTCACATGATTAGCCTTTCCACCGCTTCCATTCCTGCTATCTGGCTTCGTCTCGGCTCCTATTGATTGTTCTGACCCGGTGGAACGGTTGAGGTTCTGCTCTACAGAGTCCTCAAAATCGTCATCAGCCAAGGCGGCAAACATATTTTCAGTTTCGGAGATAGACACCGTCCGTTCCATCGGAGGGCCAGGATTAAGCTCAACATCACCATCCACGGAGAGATCCTCCTTTGGTGCAGGACGGTGACTAGGCATGGGGGGGGGAACAGCGAACAGGGGTACCTCCACAAGGGGGGTCATCTGCCTATTCGTGTTTCTTGCACAACGCAGTGAGCGACACAAACATCCCGCTCTAGACCTACGGTCTGGATACAACCGTCCGTGTTCTATGGGGATTCGCTTACCGCAGCTGTAGCAAGTCTCTCGAACCATTGCATGGCTCGGCACTCCGTCGGGGTGACTAACTGGCCCTTGTTCCAGGACCTTGGGATTCGTGCTTTGTGGCGCACGGAAACCAAAAACAGTCTTGCAGACTGGCACCCATCGTGGGGTGTCTAACTCCGGGGTACTCCCCCCGGTATGGATCACACTGTCGCGGGCCGTGTGAAGAGCACTGGCTAGATTAGCTACTCTCTTATAGTCTTCCATTTTGCGTGTAAGATTAAGAAAAGATTCATCCGCTCAACCACCACATGGAAGGTGGAGGGCGGGGGTAGCTCTCAGCTTTCTGCAAAGGGGGACAAAGGTCCCTGTGACACAGGCCACAAGCTGCATTATTGAGCCGGCGCGTTCGTTCGTTAACTGAAAAGGGCGTTAACATGGGCGATCTGCGGAAAAATTGGGTTTGGAGCCTAATACAAGGTATACCTCCCATCCGGATCGAGCCGTGTCAAGACCCACATCATTCACGAGTTCGTGTTCCGACGTGTGCGTGCTTGCAGTCTGCTCCCCTACTAGGCAGAGCTCGGTTTGCGATTTAGGAGAAAAACCCCGGTAAAACATCCAACGCAAACCATTCGACTTGTAGAAAACCAAAATTGTTC